CTATGCTGTTTTCATATCTACGATAACCCAGTCTTTACCACGATCATCATTGTATCGGTCGGTCATTTTTCTGGATTTATGACCTAACAACTTTTGCGTATCCAGACCCTGTTCCCGATATAACCGTTCTGACAGAGATCGCTGCTCATGAAATGTGGGCGCAGTTCCTTGCTCCCATTTTATGCCACATTTTTCCCTGGCCTTTTTAAAAGCCGTTGTCAGAGTATTTGCAGAAACCTGGTCCCCTCTGTTTGCTTGAGAGGTTGTGTGACGGTAATGGACCAGATATTTACTAACAACAGCATCCCTGCACTGAGATATAACTTCACGAAGGGTAATATTCAGAGCATCGCATTTCAGGTTAAGCGGAATAGCAAGTTTTGAACCGGTTTTTTCCTGAGTAATGTGCAACATGTCGTCCCAGATATCAGAGAATTTCAAATTGCAGATATCGCCTAAACGTTGTCCAGTGACAAGAGCAAGTAGCATCCCGCATTTTAAATAGGGCTGCCGTCTGCTTACGCTGTCAAATATTGCCTGCCATTCGGGCAGTGATAATCTTTGGCGGTTTACTCGATTTCGCGGTTGTTTTGTTGCCTGCGCTGGGTTAAATCCTGGCGGAACATGTCCTGCGTGTTGTGCTTCTTTGAAGACGTCGATCAACACCATTCTCACGACTTGCGCCATCCTGTTATGACCTTCAGCCTTTACAGCATCAATTATTTCGGCAATATCAAGTGCGGTAATATCCTTGAGGTGTTGCATTCCACAATGCTCACGGAAAAGACGAATGGGTTTGCCTTTTTGCCGATAGGAGTTGGGTCTTAGTTCATTATGTTGCAGCCTGTCCTCCTGGATAGAAATATATTTATCAAGCCATTCTGTCACCGTAATGTCTGAGCGCCTGCCTTTCATTCTTTCTAGACGCTCATTGACGCTTAATATTTGTCGAGTACGTTGTTCAGCAATAATGGTATTTGCTTCAGTAGCAACTTGTTTTGCTTCATTCTCATCAGTTCCTAAGCTATGAAAACGACCGGATAGTGGATGTTTGTATTGCCAATATACCTTTCCGGTTCGCTTATCTAATTTGCAATATAAATTGGGTATAGAGATTTTGTGAGATCGGGGTCTAGCAGCCATCAGCGATTATCCGTTGGAGTTTTGGGTTTGCGTTTATTGGGAGTTGCGGTTCTGCAAGCGTTCCTACAAAACGGGAATTTCGGTCAATCATCCAGTAGCGACCAACTTTTATAGCGGGTGGGGCCATCATTTTCCCTTGCGCGTATTTTTTCAGAACTCGCTCACTTGGTGCTAAGTCCCCAAATTCTTCTTTAGCCCAGTCCTGTAAAGTGATTAGTCGAGACATTTGTCCTCCTCTTAGCTGCTGAGGGAGTTTGTGACCGATATATCTGACATGATATTAAGCTCATGGCAGGTACATCTCTTGACTGGTCATAGAGATAAATTTAATGCTGAGAAATGCAGTATTGAATTTATCAATTTTTCTATTTCCTGCGTATGGCACGTAACTTCTTAATGTGTTCTGCCGTTTCGATCTCTTCTGCTATCCGATCTGCATCAGCTTTATTCACAGGTTCAAAGTCATGATTAAAGCGGAACATGCTGGCGATACATGTTCTGCCTTTTCGGATGTAGTGAACTTTGTTGTGGGTAGAACGCAGGATTTTGCAGGGAGTGCCGTGGTGGTCGACGTACCAGGTGTTAGGAAAAATGATTCTGAACATTTTTACACCTCAGTTGGACGATGTTGAAATTTGCTGCTTTGAGGCCATCACAGTCCCCATTGTTTGTTCTTAAGTTCGATCTCCTCCTGGCAACTTGCACAAGTCCGACAACCCTGAACGGCCAGGCGTCTTCGTTCATCTATCGGATCGCCACACTCACAACAATGAGTGGCAGATATAGCCTGGTGGTTCAGGCGGCGCATTTTTATTGCTGTGTTGCGCTGTAATTCTTCAATTTCTGATGCTGAATCAATGATGTCTGCCATCTTTCATTAATCCCTGAATTGTTGGTTAATACGCTTGAGGGTGAATGCGAATAATAAAAAAGGAGCCTGTAGCTCCATGATGATTTTGTTTTTCATGTTCACCGTTCCTTAAAGACGCCGTTTAACATGCCGATCGCCAGGCTTAAATGAGTCGGTGTGAATCCCATCAGCGTTACCGTTTCGCGGTGCTTCTTCAGTACGCTACGGCAAATGTCATCGACGTTTTTATCCGGAAACTGCTGTCTGGCTTTTTTGATTTCATAATTAGCCTGACGGGCAATACTGCGAAGGGCGTTTTCCTGCTGAGGTGTCACTGAACAAGTCCCATGTCGGCAAGCATAAGCACACAGAATATGAAGCCCGCTGCCAGAAAAATGCATTCAGTGGTTGTCATACCTGGTCTCTCTCATCTGCTTCTGCTTTCGCCACCATCATTTCCAGCTTTTGTGAAAGGGATGTGGCTAACGTATGAAATTCTTCGTCTGTTTCTACTGGTATTGGCACAAACCTGACTCCAATTTGAGCGAGGCTATGTGCCATCTCGATACTCGTTCTTAACTCAACGGGAGATGCTTTGTGCATACAGCCCCTCGTTTATTATTTATCTCCTCAGCCAGCCGCTGGGCTTTCAGTGGATTTTGGATAACAGAAAGGCCGGGAAATACCCAGCCTCGCTTTGTAACGGAGTAGACGAAAGTGATCGCACCTACCCGGATATTATCGTGAGGATGCGTCATCGCCATTGCTCCCCAAATACAAAACCAATTTCAGCCAGTGCCTCGTCCATTTTTTCGATGAACTCCGGCACCATCTCGTCAAAACCCGCCATGTACTTTTCATCCCGCTCAACCACGACATAATGCAGTCCTTCACGCTTCATACGCGGGTCATAGTTGGCAAAGTACCAGGCATCTTTTCGCGTCACCCACATGCTGTACTGCACCTGGGCCATGTAAGCCGACTTTATGGCCTCGAAACCACCGAGCCGGAACTTCATGAAATCCCGGGAGGTAAACGGGCATTTCAGCTCAAGGCCATTGCCGTCACTGCATAAACCATCGGGAGAGCAGGCGGTGCGCATACTTTCGTCGCGATAGATGATCGGGGATTCAGTAACATTCACGCCGGAAGTGAATTCAAACAGGGTTCTGGCGTCGTTCTCGTACTGTTTTCCCCAGGCCAGCGCTTTAGCGTTAACTTCCGGAGCCACACCGGTGCAAACCTCAGCCAGCAGGGTGTGGAAGTAGGACATTTTCATGTCAGGCCACTTCTTTCCTGATCGGGGCTTTGCTATCACGTTGTGAACTTCTGAAGCGGTGATGACGCCGAGCCGTAATTTGTGCCATGCATCATCCCCCTGTTCGACAGCTCTCACGTCGATCCCGGTACGCTGCAGGATAATGTACGGTGTCATGCTGCCACCTTCTGCTCAGTGGCTTTCTGTTTCAGGAATCCAAGAGCTTTCACTGCTTCGGCCTGTGTCAGTTCTGACGATGCGCGAATGTCGCGGCGAAATATCTGGGAACAGAGCGGCAATAAGTCGTCATCCCATGTTTTATCCAGGGCAATCAGCAGAGTGTTAATCTCCTGCATGGTTTCATCGTTAACCGGAGTGATGTCGCGTTCCGGCTGACGTTCTGCAGTGTATGCGGTATTTTCGACAATGCGCTCGGCTTCATCCTTGTCATAGATACCAGCAAATCCGAAGGCGAGACGGGCACACTGAATCATGGCTTTATGCCGTAACATCCGTTTGGGATGCGACTGCCACGGCCCCGTGATTTCTCTGCCTTCGCGGGTTTTGAATGGTTCGCGGCGGCATTCATCCATCCACTCGGTAACGCAGATCGGATGATTGCGGTCTTTGCGGTAAATCCGGCATGTGCAGGATTCGTTGTCCTGTTCAAAGTCCATGCCGTCAAACTGCTGGTTTTCGTTGATGATGCGGGACCAGCCATCAACGCCCACCACCGGAACGATGCCGTTCTGCTTATCGGGGAAGGCGTAAATTTCTTTCGTCCACGGATTAAGGCCGTACTGGTTGGCGACGATCAGCAATGCGATGAACTGCGCATCGCTGGCATCACCTTTAAATGCCGTCTGACGAAGAGTGGTGATCAGTTCCTGTGGGTCGACAGAATCCATGCCGACACGTTCAGCCAGCTTCCCAGCCAGCGTTGCGAGTGCTGTACTCATCCGTTTTATACCTCTGAATCAATATCAACCTGGTGGTGAGCAATGGTTTCAACCATGTACCGGATGTGTTCTGCCATGCGCTCCTGAAACTCAACATCGTCATCAAACGCACGGGTAATGGCTTTTTTGCTGGCCCCGTGGCGTTGCAAATGATCGATGCAGAGTGATTCAAACAGGTGCTGGGGCAGGCCTTTTTCCATGTCGTCTGCCAGTTCTGCCTCTTTCTCTTCACGGGCGATCTGCTGGTAGTGACGCGCCCAGCTCTGAGCCTCAAGACGATCCTGAATGTAATAAGCGTTCATGGATAAACTCCTGAAATTTTGATGTGCGGATCCAGACAGTGCGTTAACTGCATAGTTGTTTGAATGAACTCGCTTGATTAATCAAAATGTTGGATCACACTATGTCTTGCTCAAAATCTGATAAATAAGGTGTCTAGAATGCTGATTGATAAGTTAAAGTCTTCTCCGATGTACCCAACCGCAGAAATGGGTAAGCAGTCGAAAAAGAATCATTGGTATGTAAGGGAAAAGGGGAGTGATCAACCGCAAGACCAGACCTGGAGAGCTTGGTGGGAATCTCGCTCGCTTGGCAAAGGCCATATCAATTGGAGATCTACATGCGTAGCAGAAAATGTACTCGATCCATTCAATCCGCCATCTCGGTTTGAGGTTGATTTCAAAGCCCCTGATGGGAGTATCTACAACCTTGAATTTGCTTTGGCTCCACACGGCCCAAACAAGTGAGTAGTTAGTGGCTCAGACCACCGCCAGTACCATTCAGGTAAACCTCCACGAGCAAATCTTTTGTGTACGTTCGTTCGATGCCGCGATGCAAGTAAAGCCGACCGCGCAAATTAGCTGATGCCGTCCAGGTACCATCTTTGTGTTTAACCAGCATACCTGGCCGGACGGCACCGCGATTAACGGTCTGAGTTCCGTAATGTTGATGAACCATAAAAACTCCTGCCCGTAAGCTGGGCTGCTGAACATATAGAGACTTCTGCGCGTATTCAGGCGGTGGATGGCCGCCGGTTGTCATAACTAAGCCGCCTCGTTGAAGCGACTGAGGTATGAAGTGTTGAGTTGATTTGAGCTGGTCACACCGACGTTCACGCGTCCGCTTCACCCCTCGCACTCCCCGGAGCCTGCTGAAATTCAAGCTGCGGATCTAAGCGGTCATCGCAACGGCGAATCAGGTGGTTGCCGTATCGTTGTGTTGTTGCGACATGGTAATAATAGCTATTGCTATTGGTGATATCAATACTTATTGCTATTGATTGATGTATTTTGATATTAACTGTTTGATAGCAAAAGGAATTAATTTTGTGACTTGCATCGCATAGCGATAACTGAAGCGGGGGTTATGGTGGTTTTTTGAACGGTGTGTGATGAGGGGAGGCAAAAGAAAACCCGGCACGACGGCCGGGGAGGGGGGGTCATTTTAATCTATCCAGGAGTGACTCTCTTTCCTTCTTCTCTGATTCTCTTCGGTTTAATAACGCTTTAAACTCTTGAAGCTCAACCATTATTTTATGAACGAATACACTGGTATAGAGAGAAATAAAGAGTAATCCACCTGAAATTTTTAAGACCCTGAAGAGTAGGGCTTGATCATTTGTGCTTGCTATTAACCCCAAGATTACAAACAAAGTTGAAAATACATAGAAAGCTAATAATAAAACCAATTTCAGTCTCTTGGATTTGACTATTGGCACTAATCGCCTAACCTCACTAGGGGTTAAAGACGAGTGGTCATTGGCCTCATTTGCCTTAAAAATGGCTTGTATACAATATGATAATGGCAATTGCATGAGTCCAACCACAGCCCACGGAGCTGTTAGGACAACACCCGGTGTAATATAGCCCAATGCTAACTTGAACAAAAAGTAACCAGCAAAATAGAAGACCAACATACCAATAAGGTGGATGATGTTCGATTTCATTATCGCCCTCCTTTTGGTAGGTTATTTTGCAACCAATTCTCCGGCATCAAGTTTTGAGAACAGCCACTTATGCATTTTTAAGAATAAATCATTTTCATCAATAATGCCATTGTTATGTTCAACGCTAATTTTTCCGGATAATTTTATCTCTTTTCCCGTTATTTCCCCACCGCCTTGAAGTTTGATGCTAATATCATCCTCATCTAGATGTCGTAGTGAGGTAGCAATACTGTCTATAACAGCTTGACCGCTATCATTTGTTTTTCTGAAGTATGTAATCTCGAGGCTTACTTGTAAATTGGCCTCATCTAATGAATCTTTAATGTTTATATCATTTGCCCAGTTATCGCCAAAAAATGCTTTTAGTAGCGCACCTCCTTTCCCTATTGGGCGGTATTTTATTGTCTTCACCGAACCATTTGAAAAGGAGGGTGTTTGGTTCTCTGAATTTTTAACTTCTGAAGTAATGGGTAATCCACCAATTTTTATGCTCTTGGCTGGTGCTTTCTCCATTTTTTTCATCGTTTCTTCGGATGGCTTATCTTGAAGCATTAACACAGATTCTTTTTCATCTGTGAATGTATTAATTAGCCAATTCAAATGCGCCTCAAGCTCCCTTGCTCGAAGCGATGTGGATTGAACGATCATGACATGGTTGTTTAGTACACCAAAATATAAAATTGAATCTACAAACTCTCTTTTTTTGTCACTACGTTTATCTCCATCAATAATTATATCATTAGACGTGATGGAGTTAATGTCATAAAATTTAACATTATCACTAAGCTCTAATAGAGACTGGCTTTTGTCTTTTTCAAATAAAACCAGTTGCCCAAAAAGTATAGTTTTGTATGTGTCGCTTTTATTTAAGAAACGATACCCCGAATTTTCATCTGAAGGTGTTATTTTTTCTTGTCTACTAAGTACTTTTTCTGCAACGCCGCCCTCACCTATAATACTAAGTAGTATGTTTTGTAATGATGATTTGCTGTGTGGGATTACTGCTTTTTTATAATGAACGACTTTTTGTCTGTTATCTTTCATTGCTATAGTCCAACTAGTATTGAATAAATAAACACAGTTAAAGACATAAAAATTTCTTATAGCTACCGATAACGTAATCGGTAGCTATTACAAATCAACCAAAGGTAATTCTTTACATACTACCTACCCATGCTTCCTGTAGGTCTGCGGCATGCTCCCGATGACTTTCCCAAAAATGAACACCCGGTTCATCTCGTCTTTCTCGATCGGGTCCCACGGTGAGTAGCTCTTGTTATCAGAGATAACCAACAGCTTATCCTTCATCATTTGCAGGCGCTTTACATGGGCTGTGTCGTCGTACAGAAACGCATAGATGCCATCACCGTCGAAAGATTTAACCGTGATATCAACGAACAGCAGATCACCTGGTTCGATTGTTCCTGACATGCTGTCACCACGTACGTTAATGATGCGGATATTTTCCGCCTTCCTGCCATCGAACATGTGACGAGCATCGTCAAACGAGTACTCAACCGAGCGTAGGACTTCTACAAACTCACGGTTGATGACTCCCGGCCCGGCACTCACTTCTATATCAAGAACGTCAATCTTGAAGTATTTGGAATGGTTGACAGTAGGCTTCCCTGATTGTTGACCGTCATTTCTCATCGGGCCTATGCCTGATGAGAGCCACTCTGTTCGAACACCCAATGCATTAGCTATTTCAACAATTTTTGTTGAGCCGCGCGCGTTGCCGCTTGTCAGTCTCCAGATTGTGGGTTGAGCTACGCCAGACGCCTTTGCAAGAGCGCCTTGAGACATCCCAGATTGTTCCATCGCTAGGTTTAAGCGATCAGCAAGAGTTTCTTTTTTCATAAGTTTTAATTTATACGCTTGCGTATTGATGGTCAAAACACGTTTTGCTATTGCCATGGTTAATACGCATTGCTATTATCCATTCATTGTAATACCAATAGGAATTGATAATGACAAATCAAACCATTCAACTCGCAATCAGTATTACAGGTAGTCAAAAACGACTGGCAGATCTATGCGGTGTAGCCCAGCCCACTGTTTGGCGTTGGCTACACGGTGGCGGAATTGATGCCCGCTATGTAATGAAAATTGTCTCAGCCACTGGTGGAAAGATTAAGCCAGCAGATATTCGTCCCGACCTCGCACCATTGTTTAACGCGAGTAATTCTGCCGCCTAATCTGCGGCGTTAACTGATAAGGCGATGATTATGCAACCACTTACATACCAACAGACTAGCGGATTTAGCCCGACTGCGGTGATAAATCGTTCTCAAATAAAACAGGTGCCAGGCCACGAAAAAATTCGTGATGCCGTCCGCGCCTGGTCTGCTGAAGATAATCAGGATGTAGTTGCCGCACTCATTGTGAATGAGTATCGAGCACAGGGCGGCGGCACCATCGATTTTCCTGATGATGTCAGTCGTGCACGCCAGAAGCTGTTCCGCTTCCTCGATAACAAATTCGATTCTGAAAAATACCGAAATAACGTGCGTGAACTGACCCCGGCAATTCTGGCGGTACTACCGCTGGAATATCGCGGCCACCTGGTTGAGCAGGATAGCTTCATGGCTCGGCTGGCTGAAATGGAAAAGGAACTCAGTGAGGCAAAGCAGGCGGTCATTCTCAACGCACCACGCCACCAGAAACTGAAGGAGATGAGTGAAGGCATTGTGTCGATGTTTCGAGTGGACCCAGATCTGGCTGGTCCATTGATGGCGATGGTCACCACCATGCTGGGGGCAATATGACAGGTTCAAAAATGGCGAAAGTCGGTCTGCGGGAACAGAACCGACTTTCAGATGCAAATCGTAACACACTCATTGCGGGAGGAATTATGGCAAACACTGCTGAGATATTCAATTTTCCAGTGCCGGATGCGGCACAAAAGGAGCCGCGCGTGGCAGATCTCGATGATGGTTATACGCGCATTGCAAATGAGTTGCTGGAAGCTGTAATGCTGGCCGGATTAACACAGCACCAGCTTCTGGTCTTCCTGGCTGTCATGCGCAAAACATATGGCTTTAATAAAAAACTGGATTGGGTGAGCAACGAGCAACTTTCCGAGTTGACCGGGATATTGCCGCACAAGTGTTCTGCTGCAAAAAGTGTTCTGGTAAAGCGTGGGATTTTTATTCAGAGCGGGCGGAATATCGGCATTAATAATGTGGTCAGTGAATGGTCAAAATTACCCGAATCAGGTAAGAAAAATAAAGTTTACCTGAAAGAGGTAAATTTACCTGAATCAGGTAAGAAAAGTTTACCCAAATCAGGTAAAGGCACTTACCCGAATCAGGTAAACACAAAAGACAAACTAACAAAAGACAATATAAAACCTTATTCGTCCGAGAATTCTGGCGAATCCTCTGACCTGCCAGAAAACGACCTTCCTGTGGTGAAAGCGGATGCTGCGATTCAGAGCGGCAGCAAGTGGGGGACAGCAGAAGACCTGACCGCCGCAGAGTGGATGTTTGACATGGTGAAGACCATCGCGCCATCAGCCAGAAAACCGAATTTTGCAGGGTGGGCTAACGATATCCGTCTGATGCGTGAACGTGATGGACGTAACCACCGCGACATGTGTGTACTGTTCCGCTGGGCCTGCCAGGACAACTTCTGGTCCGGTAACGTGCTGAGTCCGGCCAAACTCCGCGACAAGTGGACCCAGCTCGAAATCAACCGGAACAAGCAACAGGCTGGCGTGACAGTCGGCAAACCAAAACTCGACCTGACAAACACTGACTGGATTTACGGGGTGGATCTATGAAAAACATCGCCGCACAGATGGTTAACTTTGACCGTGAGCAGATGCGTCGGATCGCCAACAACATGCCGGAACAGTACGACGAAAAGCCTCAGGTACAGCAGGTAGCGCAGATCATCAACGGTGTGTTCAGCCAGTTACTGGCAACTTTCCCGGCGAGCCTGGCTAACCGTGACCAGAATGAACTGAACGAAATCCGCCGCCAGTGGGTGCTGGCTTTCCGGGAAAACGGGATCACCACAATGGAACAGGTTAACGCTGGAATGCGCGTAGCCCGTCGGCAGAATCGACCATTCCTGCCATCACCCGGGCAGTTTGTCGCCTGGTGCCGGGAAGAAGCATCCGTTACCGCCGGGCTGCCAAACGCCAGCGAGCTGGTTGATATGGTTTACGAGTATTGCCGGAAGCGCGGGCTGTATCCGGATGCAGAGTCTTATCCGTGGAAATCAAACGCGCACTACTGGCTGGTTACCAACCTGTATCAGAACATGCGGGCCAATGCGTTGACTGACGCGGAATTACGGCGCAAGGCTGCCGATGAACTGTCCTGTATGACCGCACGAATTAACCGTGGTGAGGCTATACCTGAACCAGTAAAACAACTTCCTGTCATGGGCGGTAGACCTCTAAATCGTGCACAGGCTCTGGCGAAGATCGCAGAAATCAAAGCTAAGTTTGGGCTGAAAGGAGACAGAGCATGAGTGAGCAATACTGGTTTTTGTGTGCAAAATTGGGCTAGAAGGAAATATCAATCGACGCAGAAATAATTAAGTTATTTTTTTAATAGAACTGAGCTTGAAGATATGATTTTGCAGGGATACTTACGCTGTGAGCAGTCGAAGACATTGCAACATGCAAGTGATTCTCAATATTCATAGATGACAAAACATAATGCGAAGATGTAACATGTTAATTTCTATGATTTGAAATGTCTAAGTTGTAAAAAGGAAAACTATAATGTATGTAGATATTTATAAAAGTGATATTTGTAATTCTAAGTATCTTGTTGTCCCAGCGAATACAGTGGTTACAGGAAATGCCCTCGGGGTGAGTGATCCTGACTTCTCGAAATTTTCAATTATCAAAAAAAGTGAGTTGTTAGAACCTGGGATGATAGGTATCAATGACGTAAGAGCTAAAAGCGATATCAATTCTATTGGATATCATATTTTAAGAGTGAGAACTTCTTTTCAAGAAGACACAACTAAAAATTAATTTTTGATTTTTTTAGAATCAACCTTTCATAATCATGTCATCGGAGCCTGAACAACTCCGATGACTTCTGCGCTAAACGGGGACGTTTATGCGCACATACAATCCAAATTATCTTCTCCCTTCACAGATGTAGAAATGCACCTGCGGTTTTTTATATTCGGTGTTTGGCCTCGGCAGTATAAAGCTGGGAATCTCTGTTCGTCTGGCGGCTAAAGGCGATATGGAAATCGTGATGTCTTGGCATAAAGTAGTTGCAACAGTTGTAGCAGCTATGGCTGTGATCATCATGGTGTCCATTTACTGGGGTTGACGATATGATTTATCTGGGGATATATTCTTACGCGTTGCCGCAAAATCGGCACACGGGATTGGCGTCCCGGATAAGGTAATCGCGACTACTACACGCCGCGAGCGTGTTTTTTATTGTCGTAAGCATACGCACATCTGAATTATGGTGGGGCGTGTAGGGCCGACTTCGGTCGGGCCGGTTGATTACCCCGGTTACGCCAACCCTACATGTCTCACCACCAAACTGATTGGCGTCAGCGGTGGTGGTTAACTTGATTTATAGGTAATCACCATGAGCACACAACTAGTCTTTCATCAAACAAAATTCCATCCTATTAACCACAACAACAATATCTGGCTTACTGCCGTTGAGATTGCTCAAGCTCTCGGATATAAAAAATCTGATGCCGTTACTCAGATCTACGATCGAAATTCCGATGAATTTAGGGCAGATATGACTGAGACCCTCAATTTGAGTGTCTCAGGGAACTACCAGAAAACAATACGCATTTTCTCCCTGCGAGGCGCCCATCTGATCGCCATGTTTGCTCGTACTCCTGTGGCCAAAGAATTCCGCCGCTGGGTGCTGGATCTTCTCGATCGAGAAATTCAACAATCCCCAATCACAAAACAATTCACTGATAACGAACTTTGCACACTTGCTTGGTTATGGCGAGCAAGTGATGTGATGTTAACTGCCTGCCAGAACGTTACTCCACTTCTTCAGGTCGCGGAGCACCGCGAAGCCGGTCGCTTTACTTCTATCGAGCAAGAATATCCCCAGATACTCAACAGAGCGCGAGCAATCCTCGCCAGAGAAACGGCACATGTAAAATTCCAGCCTTGGCAGGATGATAAGTGGAGTCGAGTGTTACCATATTTCCGTCAGGAAAGGTTGCAGTAATTTCACTGAGCTACGCGAACCGGTCATGACTCGTCATCGATTTTGCAGAATGCTGAGAAGGTAAGGTATTGGATGCCGCTGTCAGCAGCATCACAGCAGGATAGAAAGTAATTGTGTCGTGACAGCATAAATGCGGTGTCAACATTAAACAGGAGTTAGAAAATGAATTCACAGTTACCAGTGCTGCGCGAAGTTAACATCGACAATAATGAATGTGTTGTCACGATAGCTCAAACTGGCAAATCAACATGGAGCGCGTCCGGCTTCTCCATTGAGCATAGCATCACCCAGCCTAAAGCATCTGACCCTAGATATATGAAACAGGAGGAAGATAAATGAAATTCTCTCGAATTGAACAAAGTCCAACAACGGATGAGGGTAACTACGTGAAAATCGATCATGACTTTGGCTATTTTCTAGATCTTAATAAAATGGCCTCGATAGCTAACTATGAGGATGAGTCTGCCGCGCTATTAAAATTGATGCTAATTCATGAGGACTTTCTTCGGGTTGTTATTGAAAACTTACGACCTGATGGCTCTGAAAAATACAATTCGATAAGAAGCTATAAGTATTTTGCGTCAAAGCTGTCTGCCGCAGTTCTGTTAGGGCTTCCTGTCTCGCTTGCAGACGCTATGGCTGAGCTCAACACAATACGTAACAAGTACGCTCATAAAATTGAATATGTAATTACAAATGAAGAGGTTGATAAACTCGCAGAATCGATTAAAAACATAAAGTTAGAAGAGATTAACCATGGTGGCTACGTGCATCAAGTTGTTGAGCCAATTCTCAAGGATGGAATCTACGCTATAGCGTTGATGAAAGAGCTACCTCCTGATCTTGAAGAAAATCGCATTCGTATTTGTAAGTTAGTCACTAGCGCGCATTGTATGTGTTTGCTCGGGGCCTTCTGGTTAATTAACACTCTGCACGTAAAGGGTAAGCTCAAGCTTTCCAAGGCCTGAGTAGATCAATCGTGTCATTTTCGCAAAATTGATTCTCCGTCATCAATTCGCCATAATTGTATCACCGGAACCTGAACAACTCCGGTGACTTCTGCGCTAAACGGGGACGTTTATGCGCACACACAATCCAAACTCTCTTCTCCCTTCACAGATGCAGAAATGCACCTGCGATTTTTTGCATCCAACGTTTGACCTCTGCGGAGGTGAAGCGTGAACCTCCCACAAGACGGCATCAAATTACATCGCGGTAACTTCACCGCTATCGGTCAGCAGATCCAGCCTTATCTGGAGGACGGAAAATGCTTTCGCATGGTGCTTAAACCGTGGCGCGAGAGACGCAGTCTTTCCCAGAATGCACTTAGCCACATGTGGTACAGCGAAATCAGTGAATACCTCATAAGCAGGGGGAAATCGTTCGCTACTGCAGCTTGGGTAAAAGATGCTCTCAAACACACTTATCTCGGTTTTGAAACCAAAGACCTGGTTGATGTCGTAACCGGTGAAATCACCACCATTCAGTCATTACGTCATACCTCCGATCTCGATACCGGAGAGATGTATGTCTTCCTGTGTAAGGTTGAAGCCTGGGCGATGAATATTGGTTGCCACCTGACTATTCCGCAGAGCTGCGAGTTCCAGCTGCTGCGCGACAAGCAGGAGGCGTAATGGCTACACCGCTTATTCGTGTCATGAACGGACACATCTACAGAGTACCAAATCGTCGTAAGCGTAAACCTGAGCTGAAGCCATCCGAAATACCAACACTGCTCGGATATACCGCCAGCCTGGTTGATAAAAAATGGTTGCGACTGGCAGCAAGGAGGAATCATGGCTGATTTGAGAAAAGCAGCGCGTGGTCGGGAATGCCAGGTAAGAATCCCTGGCGTATGTAATGGCAACCCTGAAACGTCTGTACTGGCACATATCCGGCTGGCTGGATTGTGCGGCACCGGTATTAAACCGCCAGACCTTATTGCCACCATTGCCTGTTCTGCCTGTCACGACGAAATCGACCGCCGCACGCATTTTGTCGATGCTGAGTACGCAAAAGAATGCGCGCTGGAAGGTATGGCGAGAACGCAGGTTATCTGGCTGAAAGAGGGGGTAATCAAGGCGTGAATACTTACCACATCACACTACCCTGGCCGCCGAGCAATAACCGCTACTACAGGCATAATCGCGGGCGCACGCACATCAGCGCAGAAGGGCAGGCATACCGTGATAACGTCGCCCGAATCATTAAAGGCTCAATGCTGGATATCGGTCTGGCTATGCCTGTGAAAATCCGCATTGAGTGCCACATGCCGGATCGCCGTCGCCGTGACCTGGATAATCTGCAAAAAGCCGCTTTTGACGCACTCACTAAAGCAGGTTTCTGGCTGGATGATGAGCTGGTCGTTGATTACCGCGTTGTGAAGATGCCTGTTACCAAAGGTGGGAAGCTGGAACTGACCATCACTGAACTGGGGAATGAATGATGTTTGAGTCTTATATGGCAGAGCGTCTTCGCCGCCGCTGGGTGCGCCTGCGCTTATATCGTTTTCCTGGTTCTGTTTTGACCGATTACCGGATACTGAAGAATTACGCCAAAACACTGAAAGGAGCTGCCGCATGAATACCCAATATTTACAGTATGTCCGCGAGCAACTCATTGTGGCTACCGCTGATTTGAGCGGAGCAACGAAAGGACAGCTTGAAGCCTGGCTGGAGCATGCACAATTTGATACTGGTACATACAAACGAAAGAAGCTGCGCATTCTGGATGAGGTAACTGGCAGGATGATTACGCTGGATAATCCGCCGATTTCCGGTAAGCAGTCGTACGCAAAAGGTTCATCCATTGCACTGGTAAGCCAGGTTGAGTTCTCAACCTCGTCATGGCGCCGCGCGGTTCTGTCTCTCGAAGAACATCAGAAAGCGTGGTTGCTGTGGAGTTACAGCGAAAGTGTTCGCTGGGAACATCAGGTCACCATAACGCAGTGGGCATGGAGCGAGTTTAAGACTCTGTTGGGTACCAGAAAAATTGCAGGTAAGACACTGGAACGTTTGAAGAAGTTGATCTGGCTGGCGGCACAGGATGTGAAGAACGAGCTGGCAGGGCGTAAGACCTATGAATACCAGGAGCTGGCATCACTGGTGGGAGTGACATCAAAAAACTGGTCTGAGACATTTACTGAACGCTGGGTTGCAATGAAGCACATTTTTCTACAGCTTGATAGCGAAGCTTTATTGCTTGTAACGAGAACACGTTCAAAACAAAAGACGACATTTTCACAGCAAAGTATTGCAAAACTGGATTGAAAGGCATATATTCCGTGTAAATCTGATATTTTGCCAATGTTGTATGTGCAACTGTTCGTAGGTGTCGTAAGGGTTGACTATCCAATTTCCAGGATATAGATTTTTCTGCAATAAAGGTTTTGGGAATGAAGGGGCGGCTCCCAAAAGATAACCGCCAAGTTGGTAACTTCGACTCGATAATTGGTCTGGGACTCCAACCGTGTCGGCTGAGAGGTCGACGTCTATTTCTTTTGGGGAAGTGGATACTTTAAGCTAACATTTTGAGTTTCTATATCTCGTGACCCTCGAGTTTTATCATAAAAATACCAGATATTAAATTTTCTCTCAGTGTGCCATGTATCATATTGCAAATGATCCCAGCCTAAATATGAAGCAACATAGTTTGATACTCTTATTTTGGCTTCAGATGAAGCTTTTCCTTGATATGCGCACATAACCGCACCTAAGAAAAAATCGGCTAGCTGAATGTTTTCAGATGCTTTAGAGTCTTTTGTCACTACACTGCTGATTATCCCTTTACGACCAAATTTTCTATTCAATATGTTATTGGCAATAACATTTAGTTCTTCATCGGCCTTTTTATAACGAGATGCGATAGGATCAACTTCAATCCTGAAGTAACTGTCTCTTTCAGGGTGTGCAGAAATTACAGAGCTAATTTTTGTGGTAATGAGATTTGTGAAGTGCTTTCTCCTTGCCAGGTCATAATCCCCATTATGAAATGTCTTGTTTACTATTGATTTTTCAACCACGATACAATGAAAAGCTAGCCAAGGAACTCTAAAGAATAAGTCGATCAGCTCAAGATAAAATTCAGAGTATCTTTTTGAATGGGCTTTTTGCCATTTTATTTCTTCAAAAAAACCATGTTTGCTGCGTAGTTCTCTGATTAGTTGACAGAAATCCCCACGGCGTTGGTACTTCATCCACAGACTGCCAAAGCCGTAGAAACGTTGCCCATCAATGCCAGATTCATCGCAAGCAATATGCCAAATTAACTTACCAATGTTATCTTTTTCTGTCATCTGCTGGTAATGCTCTTAGTCCTTAAAGCATGGTATTTAACCACACATGTAACTCATTGATAAAGATCGTTTTATGCAAGTTGCATGGATCGGCTTTTGAAGGCCATTCGCTTAGTTATAAGATTTTTTAGTTATTTTGAGTTGACTGTTTATAACAATATTTCCCATGTAAGTTTTTAATCATTAGCGTCCCGGCCTTTCGTCGGCGGCGAAACATTGGCTATTCATATGCACGAAAAAGAGAGCCTTGCCGGAGCGTTCTGGCTCGTTTTGCTGATCATCGCAGGTTGGGGCGGTTTGGTCCGCTATCTGATAGATGTGAAGCAAAGTAAAGCAACGTGGAGCTGGATAAATGCTCTGGCTCAGATAGTGGTATCGGGATTCACCGGTGTTATTGGTGGCCTGATCAGTATCGAAAGTGGATTCAGTATTTACATGATTCTCGCGACAGCGGGGATTAGTGGTGCGATGGGCTCGGTTGCACTGACGTACTTCTGGGAACGACTGACAGGGGTGAAAAATGCAAAATCTTAATCCTCAGCGTAAAGCTTTCCTCGATATGTTGGCGTGGTCAGAAGGAACGGATAACGGGCGACAACCGACACGTAACCGCGGTTATGACGTTATTGTCGGTGGCGAACTCTTCACTGATTACTCCGATCACCCTCGAAAACTTGTCACGCTAAACCCGAAACTCAAATCAACAGCCGCAGGCCGTTATCAACTTCTTTCACGCTGGTGGGATGCTTACCGCAAGCAGTTAGGGCTGACAGACTTCTCTCCTAAAAGCCAGGATGCTGTTGCATTGCAGCAGATTAAGGAGCGTGGTGCTTTACTAATGATTGATCGCGGTGACATCCGTCAGGCAATCGACTGTTGCAGCAATATCTGGGCTTCGTTACCCGGAGCAGGTTACGGTCAGTATGAACATAAAATCGGTGACCTGATTTCCCGATTTAAAGAGGCTGGTGGGGTGGTAAATGAAGTTGAGCTATAAGCTGGTTATCGCTGCTTTTCTCGTTACTGTCATCGGTTCTTTCATCTGGTCTGCCAACCACTACTACAGCAAATATCAGCACGAAAAGAAACGTGCTGATGAGGCTGTACAAAATGCCAAATCGACAACTGTCATTACCAATAACGTCCTGCAATCACTGCAAATCGTCAATACAGTTCTGGAGGCTAGCCAGCATGCAAAACAGCAGATTGCACTGGAGTCACAGAGAACCCAGACAGATATCAAAACGGCTGTTGCGAATGATGATTGCGCTGCCCGTCCTGTTCCTGCTCGTGCAGCTGAACGGCTGCGCCGGTACGCGGACAGTTTACGTACCAGTTCCAGCGGTACCGCTACCGGCGAATCTGACCACTGAGACCCCACAACCAGTTATTCCTGATCCGCTGACCTATGGGGGCAGTCTGGATTTGAATGTCAGTCTGCTTTCCGCGCTGGCGACCTGTAACCGAGATAAAGCTGATATTCGAAAAATTGAAGCAGAGAGGATCAAGCTATGAAGCAGTAAAGCGGACGGACCGTGGCAAGTGGCGCCAATGCAGCAGTCATGATGCTGCCCCGAATACCCAAAGTTGCGGGTAGCCAGTCTCAGGTAAAAAGCTGAGGGCGTACTGGTGAGGGGTAACGGGAAGAAGCGCACCGGTACTCCAGGCTGGTCGCCAGTCAGCTTCCGGTTAGTGGTGAGGGATTCACGAGATACCCCTGACACATGGCCTCAAGGGAATGAGCGCAGCTACTGCGAGAGTGTGGTTGGCATTCACTTAGTGCTTGCGATAATGCTTTTAGTTACAATCACTTCATCGATAAATGAGGTGAAGATGAACGCAGATTATATAGCTTACGAATCATTGGTTGCCACTAGAAATACAGCAGAATGGGCTTTTTGGTCAATGGTAGGAACGTGGTTTTCAGGCATTGCAACCTTTATGGCAGTATGCCTGACTTTATATATTTCTAACCGTCGACCTCGACCGAAGTTAAGAGGAACAGTATCGCTTGGGGGCATCACAGGCCAAAATGTGAGCACGTTTGGAGTTACGATCAACATTGCAAATGTTGGCATTCAAACCGCAACTATAACTTCAGTAACATGGACGTTCGGTACAAAAAACTCACTACTTCAGATTCTGGGGGGTGGGTTTGGTGACGATTTACCAAAAAAAATTGAGCATGGCGAATATGCATTTTTCTTTATTCAAAATGATACTAATGGCGACTGGGCCAGAGATATGAAAAATAAGATATGGGAACAGGGCGGCAACGTTCGCAAATTAATGTTGCTTGTGCACCTTGCTACCGGCGATACGATGAAAATTAAGCCAGCCAAAAATGTAATAAAAATGATCGAAAAATCATAACATCCACAGGTGCATCACCATAGACAGCCTCCATTCTAATCTCACCATCACAGGATCTCGTAGAGTGTCTGTGATGGTGCTATATCCTGTAAAGTAAAGGGAGACCAATGATGACATCTTTAACCGTTGCGGTATTAGCTTTAATAGTTGCAATCTGGCATGAGATAAACCGATTTCCAGCAACCGGGAAGAGCTTACTGTCTTTACAGCAAGAAGTTAGGGAGCTGAGGGATGAAAATGAAAGATTAGCCTCTGAAGTAGATTCTTTAAAGGATGAGTTACTTGAAATTTCAAATCAGATAGATCGAATTAAAGACCCTGAATATTATGCATTGCTTGATGCAGGAGATGGAGTGGGTCTTTATGAAATAGAAAAGTCAAGAGGTCAAATTTAATAACCGCCTTTTTGGCGGTTTATTATTCCGTCATCATGGGCAGGCCCATCGTAACTGCAGTATCTTATATACACCAATGACATCTCTGGATGGTTGGCAGTCCTGTTAGTTGGCCTGCGGTGGACTCGGCCTCGTCAAGCGTAAGAACACATACTTTTTGGTATCGGCCAGTAGTAAAGCCGGCGTGATTTTTTGGGCTGATTAACGGGTTGATTGATTTGCATGAGGCTCGATGAATCCGCGTAAATCTGGCATCATTTTTTCTGCCTTTCCCGCTGGCCGACTTAAGCAGATTAATAACGAATCCATCGGAATGGGTTGCTAGCCAACTCTTGTACATCGCTTCGCTATCAACATCCTGTATTTCACTGCTGAAAATAGTAATGCCCATATTTTTTCCGTATATGACTAACTGATATGAATATGTATCAGGACTATTTTATGGCAAAACCAGAGTAGAAGGCCATTGGGGTCCGGAGTGTTGATGTGAACAAATTAACCCCCCCCTTTAAGTGTAATTGATATGTATTATCATTTTCGGGTCCTTTCCGGCGATCCAGAACGTTACGGGGCGGAAGGCGCGCGGGTTTTCGCTATTTATGAAAATTTTCCGGTTTAAGGCGTTTCCGTTCTTCTTCGCCGTAACCTAATGTTTTTATTTAAAACCCCCCCTGAAAAGAAAGGAAACGACAGGTGCTGAAAACGGGCTTTTTAGCCTCTGTCGTTTCCTTTCTCTGTTTTTGTCCGTGGAATGAACAATGGAAGTCAACAAAAAGCAGCTGGCTGACATTTTCGGTGCGAGTATCCGTACCATTCAGAACTGGCAGGAGCAGGGAATGCCCGTTCTGCGAGGTGGTGGGAAGGGTAATGAGGTGCTTTATGACTCTGCCGCCGCCATAAAATGGTATGCCGAAAGGGATGCTGAAATTGAGAACGAAAAGCTGCGCCGGGAAGTTGAAGAACTGCGGCAGGCCAGCGAGACAGATCTCCAGCCAGGGACTATTGAGTACGAACGCCATCGACTTACGCGTGCGCAGGCCGACGCACAGGAGCTGAAAAATGCCAGAGACTCCGCTGAAGTGGTGGAAACCGCATTCTGTACTTTCGTGCTGTCGCGGATCGCAGGTGAAATTGCCAGTATTCTCGACGGGATCCCCCTGTCGGTGCAGCGGCGTTTTCCGGAACTGGAAAACCGACATGTTGATTTCCTGAAACGGGATATCATCAAAGCCATGAACAAAGCAGCCGCGCTGGATGAACTGATACCGGGGTTGCTGAGTGAATATATCGAACAGTCAGGTTAACAGGCTGCGGCATTTTGTCCGCGCCGGGCTTCGCTCACTGTTCAGGCCGGAGCCACAGACCGCCGTTGAATGGGCGGATGCTAATTACTATCTCCCGAAAGAATCCGCATACCAGGAAGGGCGCTGGGAAACACTGCCCTTTCAGCGGGCCATCATGAATGCGATGGGCAGCGACTACATCCGCGAGGTAAATGTGGTGAAGTCTGCCCGTGTCGGTTATTCCAAAATGCTGTTGGGTGTTTATGCCTACTTCATAGAGCATAAGCAGCGCAACACCCTTATCTGGTTGCCGACGGATGGTGATGCCGAGAACTTTATGAAAACCCACGTCGAGCCGACCATCCGTGATATTCCGTCGCTGCTGGCGCTGGCCCCGTGGTATGGCAAAAAGCACCGGGATAACACGCTCACCATGAAGCGTTTCACCAATGGTCGTGGCTTCTGGTGCCTGGGCGGTAAAGCGGCAAAAAACTACCGTGAAAAGTCAGTGGATGTGGCGGGTTATGATGAACTTGCTGCCTTTGATGATGATATTGAACAGGAAGGCTCTCCGACGTTCCTGGGTGACAAGCGTATTGAAGGCTCGGTCTGGCCAAAGTCCATCCGTGGCTCCACGCCCAAAGTGAGAGGCACCTGTCAGATTGAGCGTGCAGCCAGTGAATCCCCGCATTTTATGCGTTTTCATGTTGCCTGCCCGCACTGCGGGGAGGAGCAGTACCTTAAATTTGGCGATAAAGAGACGCCGTTTGGCCTCAAATGGACGCCGGATGATCCCTCCAGCGTGTTTTATCTCTGCGAACATAATGCCTGCGTCATCCGCCAGCAGGAGCTGGACTTCACTGATGCCCGTTATATCTGCGAAAAGACCGGGATCTGGACCCGTGATGGCATTCTCTGGTTTTCGTCATCCGGTGAAGAGATTGAGCCGCCGGACAGCGTGACCTTTCACATCTGGACGGCGTACAGCCCGTTCACCACCTGGGTGCAGATTGTCAAAGACTGGATGAAAACGAAAGGGGATACGGGAAAACGTAAAACCTTCGTGAACACCACGCTCGGTGAGACATGGGAAGCGAAAATCGGTGAACGTCCGGATGCTGAAGTGATGGCAGAGCGGAAAGAGCATTATTCAGCGCCCGTTCCTGACCGTGTGGCTTACCTGACTGCCGGTATCGACTCCCAGCTGGATCGCTACGAAATGCGCGTATGGGGATGGGGGCCGGGTGAGGAAAGCTGGCTAATTGACCGGCAGATTATTATGGGCCGCCACGATGATGAACAGACGCTGCTGCGTGTGGATGAGGCCATCAATAAAACCTATATCCGCCGGAATGGTGCAGAAATGTCGGTATCCCGTATCTGCTGGGATACTGGCGGGATTGACCCGACCATTGTGTATGAACGCTCGAAAAAACATGGGCTGTTCCGGGTGATCCCCATTAAAGGGGCATCCGTCTACGGAAAGCCGGTGGCCAGCATGCCACGTAAGCGAAACAAAAACGGGGTTTACCTTACCGAAATCGGTACGGATACCGCGAAAGAG